TTAAAAATCTTGGCCAGGGATTAAAAAATAATTGAATCAAGACTTCGCATAATGTCATCAACGTTATGTAGAAAAGCCCCGGTGGACAATCACGAACTATCGGGGCTTTTTTGCATAGCGTGTATTATGCGAGGTCTTTAATTGCTTTTAATCTTCATCTTCCTTTATAAAAAGTCCGTCTTTATCTACGTCTATTCTTTCTGCAAATTCGTCAATTAAGAAGTTTACAAGTTCTGTTTCTCGAATGTGTTTTTTCTCTTTTACCGTTAATTCTATTGATTTCTCCCTTAGTACTTCTGCTCTGTCCTTTCTTAATCTGATTCCTGTTATTGCTCCGCTCATTTCATCACCAATAAAATAATGTTCACAATGTATATTGTAATATGTTGACACGCTAGCATATTACCCGTTAGCATTGCCTGAATTGTTAGCCGGTAACATGCTAGCAATTGTAGTTAAATACTTACAACATAGAGGCAAAGCTATGCAATTAGACCAAATACCTACATTTACTGTATGTCATGCTTGTGATGGCTACGGCTCTACCCAAGATCGCGGCGGTTTTGACCTTCGTTACCCTGTTTTATCTTCTGATCTCGTTGACTGTGAAAGTTGCGGCGGTCAGGTTCTTATTCAATCTGGCGACCTTTGCCGCTCTTCTGTTCAGTCGCCCGATGTAGTGGGGCAGGAGAGCAATCAATGTTTAAAAACTTCTGATTGTCTTTGTTTGGATTGCTGTAATCGGGCTTCTTTATGGTCTGATGATTTGGGGCAGGGTGGCAACTAATGTCAATTGATAAAAAGATGAGCAAACCCGGCGAGGGTATGATCTATAAACAAACCGAATGGATTAGTGAAAAATGTTGTCCGGTGTGTGCTGCGTTGTTGCCTGAACATCTTGCCGCTGGTCGTCCGGCCGTTTATTGCAAAGAAGCCTGCAAGAAAAAATCATTGCGAGCTCGTTTAAAAGCGTCCCGTAATTATGACGATAGCGCAAAACCGTCCCGTAATTCCCGAAAATTCCAAAATCTGTTGGTCAATTCTTCCGCGTCTGAGAAAGTGATTGGCGTATCCGGCACCGTTCATGTTTTACCCGTTCCGGCTCAAAAATTCACAACAACATCATCGGAAGTCCCGGTTATCCGGTCTTTTGATGATCTCAAAGCTTTTTTTTGTGGTGGTTAACGTGTGCGGTCTCAGTGATGAGGAATCGAAGCGCGGTGACCGCACACACGGTCTGAATAAATACGGGACGTTTTTTAAGAGTCCACATACTATAACCAGTGGACTCTTAAGTCATGGTGACTTAAATCATGATTGATATGCTCGTTCTTCGGTGTGATTTTATGAGGGTTCAAAACTCAAATAATCCGTTTCCTGAATTGATCTGGCCTGATTTTTATTTGGCTGAATTGGGCATACCGTTAGAGCAATCTATTGATCGTGACGGCGGCGTTTCAAATACTCGTCATCCTTGGGAATCCATCCCGAGTTCGTATGAATCGATGGCGTTCAAGGTTTTTGATCATCGTTATGATTCGCTTGACTCTTTTTACATTGAAATTAAGGCGAGTCCGGCAAAATTGATGCTTGGCCATAATGTTTACGGTTCCAGCGATATTTATGATTGTGCCATGCATTTGATGGAATTGTTATGCATGACCTATCCAGAAATAGCCAGTCGCTTAGATCATCCAAGATGGAGTTTGTCGGAAATAGATATCACTTATTCGACTCGGGCAAAAGATACCAACGAATCCAAAGCCTTTATTAATGCTTTGCATAGTGTCAGTTTTGGGCAAACCAAGTCCCGTACTGGCTACGATGGCACTGCCTATTTTGGTAAGAAAAATTCACGGCTTAAGAAAATCAAAGTTTATTCTAAGGCTCCCGAAGTATTGGAAACTATCAAGAAAAATACTCGCCGTATTGATGGTGAATTATTGAATGAGGTTTATACCCCTGATTTGTTGTCATTTTCCGCGGGTTTGTTGCGCTGGGAAGTCAGTTTATATCATCGTTATTTTGATCGTCTGGGTATTTCGACTCTTTTGAAAGACATTTTTAGAGAAAACACTTTTACACCTGAAAAACTACAAACTTATTGGAAAATCGGAACCTTGGATTTATTCAAATCATTGAAAGGGCAAACCATGAAAACACTCAATACATATGACATAAAACACGCTTTACGCGTTCAATTTTCTAAAACATCCAAAAAAACCGGCAAAGTTTCAACGGTTCTGGCTGATTCAGTTTTTCGTACTTATAACGATATTCAGCGGGACGGTTGGTTAATTGCTCGCGAATCAATGAGTCAATGTACTTTTGATCGTCATATAAAAATGCTAACCGAGTGTGGTTTATCCCGCGCTGCCCTGCAAAATATGAACGGCCTTAATGACGGCGCCCAGATCATTCCTTTTGTTCGCTTCATTGAAGTGAATTTTTGCGCTCAATTTCCTGAAAACTACGTTCAACCCGCTTCAAAGCATATTTACACACCACAACCTCAATTGCGCTTAGTCGCTTAACTACCTAAAGGCATAAACAATGGCTCATTCACACTTAAAAATACTCGAAATTCTTGAAGATAACGACAACGAGGGAAACCCGCGTATACGCGCAAAAGTGCAGGAATTTAAACCGCGCACCTTGAACATGAACTTAAAAAATGCCTCTGCATCTCAAATTAATCAGCTTAAAGAGTTGGTTGGTGGTGATGCCATGATTCCCGTTCGTGAGGGCATGATGAACGGACAAACATTTTTTCAGTTGTTGGTGGATGAAGAAATCATCCCTATTCATCAACCTGAAAAAATACAGACTTCAAAAGTTGTTGATCTTCCGGCAATTGAAGAAAAAAAGCCTTTATTCAATAAGGCATAACCGGGGTTTCGACTCCATTCAACGTCCGTTATGGACATTTAAACAAAGGTAAAATCATGAAAAAATTATTTCGTAAAATAGGTTATTCCGCCGTCGCTTTCCTTGCTTCGGTTGGTGTTTCGGTTGCCGCTGTACCTGCAGACGTTACCGCCGCTCTTAATACCGCATCGACTGACGGCGTTACGATTGCCGGTGTTGTGCTTGGTGTGATTGTGGCAATTGCCGCTTTCAAATACATTCGCCGCGCACTGTAAGGAATTAGGGGCTTAACCGCCCCTTTTTTTATGAATTATTTTAATGGTTATTGCTATTCAACATTGTCCGAAGCTTCAACGGCTGAAATTTCCGGTTCGGTTGTGGCTGGTTTATCGGGTGCTGCCGTTCCTGTTTCTTTTTCTGTGATTGATACCCAGTCGGGGACTCTATTTTTTAATACGTCTGCCGGTACTTCTTATAGTTTGGTTCGGACCTATCCGATTTGTGCCCAGGTGGGTTATCAGCACAATTTTTCAGGCCTTTCACTTGCTGATGTTTCCGAATCGTCTTTTATGGTGCTCGCGGTATGGGCTGCCGTTTGGGGCATAAAAGTTTTACGGCGGGGTTTATGATTTCCGATATTTATTTGATTCATCTGTCTGTTGCCATAATTGGAGCGGCTTGGATTCTTTTTGGCAGTTATTGATATGATGAAAATAATCCTGTTTTTGATTTTGACGGTATCTTCAACATTTGCACATGCTGATACGTACCCTGCAATCACGTCAACAACATATCAAACTTCCAATATCAATACCGGGTCGGCCGCAGCTTCTTCTAGCTCTTTGTCGGGTGCTTGCACCAATGGTTCTGCTCCACCAATTAATATTTTAACGGTCGGTTCTAATGGTCGCGCGTGCACTTTTACTCAGTATAATTCACCGCCTGAATACACTTCAAAAACATTTGGCCCTATTGATAATTATCAGGCCGTGACGGTTACTACAGTAAGCAATTGCCCAGGTGGTGGTGTTTTATCTGGTAACAATTGCATAAATGCTCCTGCCTGCACCGCTCCACAAGTTCGTAATGCAACTACAGGCGTTTGTGTTGATCCTCCTTTTGTGTGTCCTCCTGCTGGTACGCCTGCCGATATTGCCGTTTTGCAAGGTGAGAATGACAGTTTTTTGAACCCTCCCGAATCCGGTATAACGATATCTATAACCGAATCCAGCAATTCCAAAATGCAAGCCGTTTCAAGCGGTATAGGTTACGAATATACGCCCGAAGATTTTATAGGCGGTTGTTTTCATGGCACCGCCGATGCCAAGATTTATTGTGATTATCACGCAAAATCTACAGGTACATGTCAAGACACAGCGAACTCTTCGGCAAATAATGCAAAACCTGCAGTTGCGGCTGCATCGACCGATGTTGCTATTAAAGCCAGTCCTTCAGGTACGGGTGACGCTGGTTGCTTGACCGATGCTAAGGGCAATACAACGTGTACATCAAACCCGAAAGAAAATCGCAAATGTGGCAAAGTCAACGGTTCCGAGATTTGCATTGATACTACGCCCGGCACTGGGACGTTAAATGGTAAACCGTATCAGACCAGTGCTAAAAATTGCGGGTATTTCAATGGAAATCCTGTTTGCGTGTCAAACGATGGTACTTCAGCAACCAAGGCCGGATGTGTGCAAAACGGCGGTGTCCGTCAATGTGTTAATGCAGATTTAAAAACCGTTAAGGACAGTACAACGGTTGGGAATCCAGACGGTACAACAACGACTACAAAGACCGAATCTAGTAATTTGATCGGCGATCCGGGCGGCACTTCAACTACGACAACCGCCCCAAATGGTGATTCTACTACGATTTCGACGGGTGGCGGTGCGGATGGTGCGGGTGGTAGTGGTAAAGGCAAAGGGCAGGGCGACGTTAATTGTGATCGTTATCCGGACACGTTGGGTTGTCAGTCCATGAAAATCGCCGATGTATTTAAGCCGGATGATGATTTAGTTCATTCAAAAGTCAATGCCGGTTTTACTCCGGTTGGTGGTTTTTCTTCTAACGGGTCGTGCCCGTCACCCAAGACATTTACCGTGTTTGGTAAGCCATATAGTTTCCCTTGGGATCCGGTATGTTCTTTTGCGTCTCAAATGCGTCCGATTATGGTTATTGTCGCGTCCATAGTCGCTCTTATGATTATTTTCTCGGTGGCTTAAATGATTGCATTATTACAGGCGGCACTTGTTGCCATTGCCGGCTCTTTTGGTTTACGAATCCTGCTTGCTTTGGGCATTACTATTGGCACTTTTGCCGGTTTTGATGTTCTGGTTAATAACGCTGTTTCCTTTATTCAAAGTTCGTATGGCGGTATTTCTGCTGATACGCTGCAAATTCTTAATATTGCCGGATTTGGCGAAAGTATGGGGATTATGTTGGGTGGTTTTGTGTCCAAGGCGGCTATTAAGGCGGCTGGCGTTTTTGCGGGGTCAATTCACGGATGATGACTTTAATTACCGGCACGCCCGGCGCTGGGAAAACGGCTTGGCTCGTGCAAGAATTAACGCGTCTTCCGTCACAGCGCAAGATTTTTGTTCATGGTATTCCTGAATTGAAAATACCCCATGAGGTTGTTTATTGTAAGTCGCCTTTGTGTGATTTATGCGGCACGGTGCTTGATGATGACAAGTTTTTCTTTTTGGAGCATTGGCCGGTCTGGGCCACTTCGGGGAGTTTGGTTGTTGCCGATGAAGTGCAGCGCATTTGGCCTGCTGCAAATTCTGCCTCATCTCAAAGCGAGGCTATCTCGCGTTTACAAACGCATAGGCATTTAGGCCTCGATTTTTGGTTGATTTCGCAAAGTCCAAAACTTTTGCATACCGGCGTACGCACTATGATCGGGCGGCATATTCATTTGGTCGCTAAGTGGTCTGGTCGATCGGAATATGAATGGCCCGAGATTAATGATAATACAGGGTCTCGTGGTGATGCCGTTGTGCGCCCGTACAAGCTGCCTAAGCAGATTTTTAAACTTTACAAGTCGTCGAGCTTTCATACTACACAAACGCATCGTAAACCCATCGCTTTGTATGCTTTTATTGCGGTTTTGCTGATTGTGTCCGTTATGGGGTATCGCGTCTATGCACGTATGTCTAGCCGTGTTGATCCTGAGTTAGCAGTGGATGTTGATAAAGTTGATTCAGTTGATAAAACCAAGACGACTGTTGTTAATTCGGTGCCGGTGACGGTTAAGGCTTTTCCCGATTTTGTTCCAGTCATTCCGAATTTACCGGCTTCCGCTCCGGCTTATGCCGCCTTGGTCGAAGTCACGGCTATCCCTCATTTGATTGGTTGTGTTTCAACGCCCGATCATTGCCAGTGTTACTCTCGTCAAGCCGTGCATGTGGCCATGAGTCAGGAATTTTGCAAAAACTTCATTGCCGGAAATTATTTCAATCCATTTAGGGAAAAAAAGCCTTTGCAAGTTGCCGATAATTCAAGTTATCCAGCTACGTCTAAACCTAATAAAACGCCAAGCACAGATTAACCATCAATTTCAATTTTCCCTTTATAACCCAATTGTTTAATTTCTGAGTAAGCTCTATCCAAACTTGTATAATGCTTGTTTGTTTCCTTTCTACTGGAATTTTTCAAACATTCGCCAAATGATGAAACGATTTTAGAGCCGTACCCGAAAACCTCCCAAGTGGGTTTTTCATCTTCCATAGCTTTAAATCCAGCAAAAAAAGTAATGAGTTCAATATCACCTGATTCGATCAATTTTTTTAATTCATTAGTTGTCATGGCTGTATTCCTGAACTGAATTTTTCTAATATTTCGCCTATTTCATCGACAAAATTTCTTATTCCGTTTACGTCTGAATAATAATTTTGATAGGCTTTTTCAAGTCTAATCAATATTATTTCTTTATCTTGTGAGTCACATAAAAGTTTTGCTTTTCGTTTTGCTTGTCGTTCTGCTGCGGTCGCCGGTTTATTTTTCATTTTCTTAGCTCACATGATTGAATGGTAAAACGATCATAGTTAGTGAATGATCGAATTTTTTTTAATGCAGATATTTTTGATTTTGCGGATACAGTTTTTACAATGATAGTAAAATCATCGTTTGTTAAAATTTCTTTTAGTTTTAGTGTTATTTTGAAATTTTTCATGATAATCGCCTGATTTTAAAGGGTTTCAGTTTTTGAAACCATGAGTCTATTATACAGTGTGACTCACGAAAAACAAGCTTTATTTGTGACTCACGTAAAATAAACTACGATAGAAAACAAGCACTTATGATTGAAACTCAAGAAATATAACGTGGTTTTGCTTGTCAATTGGCAGCCAACGTAAGATTGCACACAACCATAACGCCAACATTCACTACGCCGCAAAATATCAAACCCGCTTACTGTTAACCGCTTTTGATCTATGATCTCAACACCGATGCCTTTGACATAGACTTGCATAGTGTCATCGGCAACGGGTTTTGATTTTGATCTTATCTATTAAAAAAAATTTCTGTGGAATTTTATCATTCTGTATTCCGGGATCCTCGGGCCCGGGTAGGCCGGGTCGACCGAGCAGGCCAAATGGAAAGGGGTAATAGGTAAAGGTTTTTGATTGTACTGTTCTTGATCTTAAAAATAATCTTGTCTGATTGAATGGAAGTTAAAATTTAACTTCCATATTGGATATTTTAACGTCCCGTTTCTACTTCACTTGATTTAGGATTTGATGAGCTGTCCGATCTGTCAGTATGAGAAATGAAACCCACTCATTTCAACTTGAAAAAATTAACATTAAAAATCTTGGCCAGGGATTAAAAAATAATTGAATCAAGACTTCGCATAATGT